GCAAAGCTGCTCCACGATCTCATTTCATCCGCTCAGAAAGCGATGCACCGCAACACGGCACGCATTGAGTCCCTGGAGCACACCAAAGCTGCTATCGGCCATCGCCTTGCCACATCTGACAAGGTGAGCCTTGAGGCTGACAAACTACGCCGCGATGCCGGTATTGATGATGGTAACGGAGAACGTGACCTGAATGACTTCTACAACGATAACAAAACCGACGCTTAATCCGGCGCTGCGTTCGTTCTGGACAACTCAGGCGCGTAACAAGGTGCTGTATGGTGGACGGTCATCTTCAAAATCATGGGATGCCGCCGGGTTCGCTATTTTCCTGGCCAACAAATACACGCTGCGCTTTTGCTGCGCACGCCAGATACAGAACAAAATCGAAGAGTCGGTTTATACCCTGCTCAAAATTCAGATTGATCGCTTCGGCCTGCGTCATCGCTTCCGCATCCTCAACAATAAGATAATCAACCGGGTGACAGGTTCGGAGTTCGTCTTTTACGGGCTATGGCGAAACATCGAGGAAATTAAATCGATGGAGGGCATCAGCGTACTGTGGCTTGAAGAGGCACACGCACTGACGGAGTACCAGTGGAAGATACTGGAGCCCACAATCCGTAAGGGAGGCTCTGAGTGCTGGTTCATCTTTAACCCAGGCCTGGTGACGGATTTTGTCTGGCGAAACTTTGTGGTCACGCCCCCCGAAGATACCCTGACGCGCAAAATCAACTACGACGAAAATCCTTTTTTATCTGACACCATGCTGAAGGTTATTGCCGCGGCGAAAAAACGCGATCCCGAAGGGTTCGATCACGTGTATCTCGGTGTGCCTGAATCTGATGATGACGTGGCCATTATCAAGCTGTCCTGGATTGAGGCTGCCGTGGATGCGCATAAGGTGCTTGGCTTCGAGCCTTCCGGACGCAAGTTCATCGGGTTTGACGTTGCGGACTCTGGCGCGGATAAATGCGCCAACGTGTATCGACACGGCTCCGTAGTCTTCTGGGCTGATGAATGGAAAGCCAAAGAGGACGAGCTGCTTAAATCCTGCGAAAACACTTACAGCGCAGCTCTGGTGCGCGAGGCGGCAATTATCTACGACAGCATAGGCGTGGGTGCATCCGCTGGCGCAAAGTTTGCCGAAATCAACGAAGAGCGAAAAGCTGCCAGCCCTTTTTCAAAGCAGATTAGCTACCAAAAATTTAACGCTGGTGCCGGCGTGCATGAGCCGGAAGAAGAATACAACGGCATCCCCAACAAGGATTTCTTCGCCAACCTCAAAGCGCAGGCGTGGTGGCTGGTGGCCGACAGGTTCCGCAACACGTTCAATGCGGTCAAACGGGGGGAGTCCTTCAATCCCGATGAGATGATCAGCATATCGAGCGACTGCCCACTGCTGGAGAAGCTCAAGCTCGAATTAACCACCCCGCACCGGGACTTTGACCGTAACGGTCGTGTCATGGTTGAAAGCAAAAAGGACCTGGCAAAGCGTGACATCCCATCACCCAACGTTGCCGATGCATTCATTATGGCGTTTGCGCCAACAGACACAGCCCTGGCCAACTGGGAAAAATTAGGAAGTTAACAATGTCCCGAAAACAACGCCGTACTGGCGAGCAAGGCAAGCCCATCCGGACCGGTGACGGGTATAACAACTTCTCGGCGAAGCTGGGTAGCCAGACTGCAAACATTCAAAGCGGTGGCAGCTACCAGCCGGGTTATATTTCCCGTAACCGCGTGCAGCTCGAATTTGCCTACCGCTCATCATTTCTGGTGGGGGCGGGTGTAGATACCATGGCTGATGACATGACCCGTAAAGGCGTGTCGATTACCTCGAGCCTGGAACCCGGACAAAAAGGCAAGGTGGAGACCTTCTGGGATGAGGCTGCTATTTGGGATGGGCTCAACGATACGCTGAAATGGTCGCGACTATACGGTGGTGCATTGCTGGTGGTGCTCATCGAAGGGCAAGATATGTCAACGCCGTTGAAACTTGACCGCATCAAAGAGGGACAGTTTAAAGGTGTGATGTGCCTAGATCGCTGGATGGTAACACCCAGCTATATCGACCTGATAACGGATTATGGCCCGGACTTCGGTAAACCGAAATTCTATAAGGTTGTGACCAATCAGCAGGGCATCCCACCCTGGAAAATCCACCACTCCCGCCTGATACGCATGGAAGGTGACACGCTGCCATTCCAGCAAGCGCAAACAGAAAACGGCTGGGGCATGTCGGTTGTTGAGCGAATCTTCGAACGCATCCAGGCATTCGACACCGCGACCGTTGGTACAACGCAGCTCATTCACAAAGCGCATCTGCGCACGTACAGCATTGACGGGCTGCGTAACATCCTCGCGGCGGGTGGAAAGCTGGAAGCTGGTTTAATGAAGCACATGGATATGATCCGCGAGTTCCAGACCATCGAAGGCATGACCGTCATGGATGGCAAAGATGAATTCGCGACCCACAGTTATTCGTTTGCGGGTATTGCGGACGTCATCCTGCGGTTTGCAGAACAAGTATCAGGGGCTACAGGTATCCCGCTTGTACGCTTGTTTGGTCAATCACCATCTGGCTTTAGTACCGGCGATGGTGATCTAGAAAACTATTACAGCCGCGTTAACTCTCTGCAGGAGAGGCGATTACGTCGCCACATTCGCTGGTTAATGGATATCTCCTGGCGTTCTCTCTTCGGCGAGCAGTTGCCAAAAGATTTCACCTTTGAATTTAACAAGCTCTGGGAAATGTCGGATACCGACCGGGCAACCATGGCCAGCAATGTAACAACTGCGCTGGCTACAGCCGTCCGGGACATCGGCATGTCGCCATCTGCAGCGCTTACCGATTTACGCAATATGTCTGACGTGATCGGCATTGGTGGCTCTATTACCGACAAGGATATTGAAGATGCGAAGAAAGAGTGGGAGGAGGATGAACCTGAAACCTTCCCAGCGCCGCCGCTCGGAAACACAGTATCGCAAAAGCCTACAGGCGATAGCGCAGCAGATCGGCGCAATAGTAAATGGTACATACGATGGTTCGCAGGCTAGTGCCGATCTCACCAGTACCCGGCTCCTGGATTATTCGCTGCTGATTGATGACTGGACCGAACGGGTTGCACGAAGGATGTGCCAGCAGGTCGAAAGTGAAGAGTGGGAGCAATGGCGATCTGTCTCCGAGGATATAGCCGCAGGATTACGGCTCGTATCTGATACCACGCCAGTAGGCCAGGTTGCGAACGATATTGTATTTCGCCAGATACAGCTGATGAAGTCCTTGCCTCTGGAATCTGCCGATCGTGTACGAGACATTCAGTCCCGAGCTATACAGGCTGTCATCAACGGCGAAAGGCCGGATGCGCTGTACCAGATGATTATGGATACCGGCGGTGTCGCATCCAGCAGGGCGAAATTAATTGCCCATACGGAAATTGGCAGAGCAACCGTTGCCTTTACTCAGTCCCGTGCGTTATCCATTGGATCAGAGGGGTACTGGTGGCGCATCAAAGGCGCAAGCACCAGGCCATCCCACAAAAAGATGAAGAACGTATTCGTGCGCTGGGATAACCCGCCGACGCTGGACGGCATGACCGGGCATGCTGGCTGCCTGCCAAACTGCGAGTGCTGGCCGGAAGTACACGTTCCACCGCCACCAAAAATATAGGTCGCATCCGCGGCCTTTTTCTTGCCTGAAAATCAGCAGGTAACCAATGAAATATTTCTTTACCACCCGCCTGGGTGAGACTCGCTATCTCACATCTGACGGCTCGTTGTTGTGCAAAGACGTACCTATCGCCCGAACGGGAACGCAGGTCTATCTACCGGAAGAGATCGACATCGAACCTGACATCAGCGGCACGGTAACTGTCTGGCGAACCGAGGATGAGGTTTTCTCTCCTGAGACGATGGCGAGCTTCGAAGGCGTTGCCGTCACGCTGGGCCATCCCGAGGATGACGACGGCAATATCGTTTTCGTTAATCCCTCCAACTTTGCAGAGCTCGCGCACGGACATATCCAGAACGTTCGCCGTGGCACTGCCGATAACGCCGACTTGCTTATCGCTGACGTTCTGGTGAAAAGGCAGGACGCTATCGACGCTATCGAGTCAGGCTTAACGGATGTGAGCTGTGGCTATGACGCGAAATACAAACAGATCGCTCCGGGTAAGGGCAGGCAATACCAAATCACAGGAAACCACCTGGCTGTCGGCATTGACCGTGGGCGGGCTGGTGAGCGCTGCGCAATCGGGGATTCAGCCCCATCCATAAAAAAGAGGAAGCTATTGATGTCATGGTTAAAAGACCTGGCTAAGGCCATCAAAACGAAAGATGAAGCGGCTATGCAACAGCTCATCGACGAAGCACCAGACATGCCGTCTGACGGTATGAGCGCTATTCCTGGTGTGACCATCAACATGAATAACCCCGCACAGGCAACATCATTGCCACCGGAAAATAAAACCACGGTAGACGTTAAGTCCGATCCGGAGAAGAAAGAGCAGACTGCGGATGCTGAGGTGCCAGCCTGGGCGCAGGCGCTTGTTACCCGACTGGAGAAACTCGAAGGCAAAACCAACGATGCGGATCCTGATGGTATATCCACAGGAGATGATGACATCGAAGAGGATAAGAAGGTCACCGGTGATGCTGCTTATAAACGCAACATCATTGCCGATGCGGAGATCCTCGCCCCTGGCTTTACGCCAGCCGGTGACAAAGGATTGAAACGGCAGGCACTGAATCATGCCATTCGTACTGGCGACAGCCTGAAAAGTTTTGGCGTAGAAGATTTCAATAAAGTACCCAAAGCGACAGTAGACGCCGTGTTCACCGCCGCCGTGGCACTGAACCGGGTAAAGAACCATATCGCGCCACTCAATAAGGGGACGAAAACCACCGATCAGGCGCGAGGCCCAACCACCCCGGCTGAAATGAACAAAATCAACGCCGAATTCTGGAAACGCAACCCATAAGGTAACTCTCACATGGCTGGAAAAGCGTATTTAACCCGGATGCCTCTTGGCTTTTCCGGTGCAGTAACTCGTCAGCAGGATTTAACTGCCGAACCGGTGATCCTCGACAGCGCCAGACCGTTTAGTAAATACGGACTGGCGGGTAAGTGGGATGGCAATAAGTTCGTTCCGCTGGAAGAGGGCGACACTATCGACAGTTTCGCCGGCATCCTCATCCGTCCGTATCCGACTCAATCCTCTACTGATATGGCTTATCTTGGCGTACAGGCGGGTTTTACGGGCGATCGCCTTGCCCGCGGCTATATCTGCGTTGACGTCCCGCAGGCACAAGCGGCCAGCGCAACAAGAGACGCCGCTATTTATGTGCGCGTTGCGGGCGCGACCGACGATAGTCCGCTCGGCTCCTTTATGCTGGCTCCTGACGCCGACGCTGCCAATACACCCGAAGTGCCGCTGGCGAAAGTCATGGGACCAGGGGATGACACAGGTACAACCCTGGGCCAGGTCGAAATTGCTTACAACATCTAAGGAACACTGAATGTTTACTATTGATAAGGCTACAAAAGACGCCGCAGGTGTGTTCCTGGTTGGTGAGCTTGAGCGTCTTGACCAGACGCTAAACCTGCCACTGGTCTCGTATAAGTGGTCGCGTGACATGCCGCTACGCAGTGATGTGTCCATCGCTGATGAGCTGTCATCCTTCACCAATACCGATCTGGCTGCAGCGGGTGGCATAAACCCGAACGGTAAAAACTGGATTGGGAAAGACTCCACGGCGATTGCAGCCACCAATCTGAATATCGAAAAAACGGTTCAGCCCCTCACTCTCTGGGGTACTGAGCTTGGCTGGACTCTCCCGGAACTGGCGTCTGCGCAACAGGTAGGGCGTCCAGTGGATTCACAGAAATATGATGCCATGCAGCTTAAATGGAACATGGATGTGGATGAGCAGGTTTATATCGGCGATGAGGATCTTGGCATTACCGGGCTGTTAAACATGGTTCAGGTGACGCCATTAAGTGCAGCCAAAGCATGGGTAAACGCAACGCCTGATGAAATCGTTCAGGACTTTAACCTGCTGCTCTCTCAGGCCTGGGTGAGTTCTGGCTATGCAATGTGCCCGGGTAAAGTCGGTATCGCTCCGGAGCTGTTTGGACTGCTGGCGAGTAAGAAGGTATCAGAGGCAGGCAATATCTCCGTACTTGAGTACGTGAAGATTAACTGTATCGCATTCCAGGAAAACGGTACTCCGCTGGTCATTGTCTCTATGAAATGGGCATCCAAGCGTGGTTCGGCGGGCTCCCACCGGCTGGTTGCTTACACGCAGGATGAGAAATACATCCGATTCCCTCTGGTGCCACTGCTGAGTACGCCGCTTGAGAATCGCGGGCTGTATCAGTTGACCACGTACTACGGTCGCCTTGGTCAGGTGGAAACCCCGTACGGTAATACCATTTCATACCTGGACGTTCCGGCATCCTGATAACCTGGTGGGGGAAACCCCACCATCCTGGAGATTTTCTATGAAATATTTCGTATCCACAGCGGCCATTCTGCACTTTGCGGATGGATCCCGGGTGAACCTCGTTCCGGGCATTCACAATTTCGACGAGAAAGTTATAAAGCACTGGGCTTTTTCTGCGCACGCAAAAGCGGTAGAGGATTCTGATATCGCAAAAGAGCAAAAGAATAATAGTCAGAAAGCGCAGCTTAAGACCCTGCAGGACAGCATTAAGCAGCTCACCGGGCAGCTGGAAGAAAAAGATAAGCTGATCGTTGAGAAGGATGCCGCAATCCAGCAGCTCACCGGGCAGATGGAGTCGCTAACGCCATCATCCGGCGACAAACCGCAGGAGACTGATAGTGCCAAAAAACAGTCTTCTACCAACAAGTGACCAGTTCCGCACCGACTTCCCTGAGTTCTCCGACAAAACACACTATCCCGATGCATCCGTGAATTTTTACCTCGGGCAGGCTGACTGCCTGCTCGATCAGGACGTGTTCGGGTGCCAGTTCGTTTACCTCGCTGAATTGTTCACTGCACATTATACCGAGCTGCGTGGGCGAGCTATGGCTGGGGCATCCGCTGGCGGCGTAAATACCTCTGGCGGAGGCGTACTCACATCAAAATCGGTTGATAAAGTCAGTGCTGGATATGACGTATCCGGCATCGTCAATCCTGATGCTGGCTTCTGGAATAACACTGCCTATGGTCGGGAGTTTTACTGGTGGTGGTCTATGTCAGGGGCCGGAGGGCGACAACTGCTATGAAAAGCGGCATGAAAATTACAGCGGACAATGCAGCCAGTCTGCTGGCCGGGATTGAAAAACTGTCAAAAATGGACGTGTTGGTGGGCATTCCTGAGTCTAAGGCCACCCGCGAGGACGGCGAGGCACTCAACAACGCTGAAATAGGTTACCTGCAGTCTACCGGCGCGACGGTAAAGCTGGGTGGGGTGGAGGTAACTTTACCTCCCCGGCCATTTCTGGATATGGGGATTGAAGATACTCAGGCAACCTCTACGGCGCACATGAAGGCTGCAGCCACGCTGGCGCTGGATGGTGATTTCGCTGGTGCAGGCAAGCAACTGGAAAGCGCGGGGCTCGTCGCCTCTGAAGGCGCTAAACGCATTATTGGCGACGGTGACCGTTTGCAGCCGCTATCAGAGGCAACGATAGCAATGCGGCGCAGGAAGAAGATAAATGGCGATATCCCGCTCTACGCCAAAGGCTATTTGCTGGATTCCATTACCTATGTGGTCAGGGGGAAGTAATGCCTTTACTCGATGTGACAGAGGTTCTTTTCGATCCCGACTTCTGCGATACCTCGCTGGTGTGCAAGCGTAGCGAGCAAACCACGGACAGTGACGGATTCACAACCAACGCAGAACAGCTATTTCCATTCTCAGGCGTGGTGACCGTTGACCGTTCGCTTGAGGCGCGACGGATGGCAGCAGGGCAGAACATTGCTGGCGCCATTTTTATTGCCACTACGTTTCGCCTTACTCAGGGACAGCCCGGACTGGACGCCGACGTGGTGACATATCAGGGACGGGATTATCGCGTGACGTTCGCCGATCCCTATACGGCATATGGTGCCGGGTTCATTCAGGCGCATTGCGAGCTGATGAATTTTGATGGAGGGACACCGGTTGAATGACTCAACGCAGGCCGGTTATCTCACGCCAACCAGTCTGCCTCCTGATTACGACGAGCAGCTGGAACGGGAGCTTAGCCGCTGGATCCGTGGCATTTCTGGGTTGCCTGACGCCATGGTGTTTCCCCGCTGGACAGCGGTACAGCCATTAATCCCGGTGGCTGGTTCGGACTGGTGCGGTTTCGGTATTACCCGAATGCGGCTTGATGTCTATCCTGCAGAGGTTGTTGTCAATGATGACAGTAACGCCCGCTGGCAACAGGAGTCATTCGACGTTATTTGCTGCTTCTACGGGCCATCCGGCATGGCGTACGCAACGGTTTTCCGCGATGGGCTGTTTATTGAACAGAACAATGCCGAGTTAAACCGTTCAGGGCTCAGCCTGAGAGACTGCTCAGACATCATTTCAGCACCTGAGCTTATCAATAATCAGTGGCAGCGAAGGTATGACGTTACCGTAAGCCTTCGACGTAAAACCGTGCGTGAGTACGGCATCAAATCCCTTGTGGAAGCACCCGTTCAATTTTTCGGAGAATAAATTATGCCTGACGGCTTATCTGTAACTCGCGTCGTAAACGTGCAGGTTTCGCTTGCACTGAGAGCGGCACAGGGTCGGG